AATCTAATAATTTAGAGGATACAACTAATGAATAAAACTCTTTATTTAAACAGTTCCTTCGAAACTAAAGCACTTAAAAAAGGTTCTAATACTTTAAAGATTGCTGGTTATGCCAATACTACTGCAAAAGATCGCTCTGGCGATATTGTTACTGCTGAAGCTTGGGCTAAAGGCGTTGAAAATTATCGGCGTAATCCAGTTCTTCTCTATCAACATAAGCATGATTGTCCAATCGGTCGTGTAGATAATATTCGGGTTGATAAAAAAGGTATTTTTGTTGAATGTGCTGTTTCTGAAGCAGCTGAAAAAACTCACGGAGTTCAAACTCTTATTAAAGATGGCGCGTTAAAAAGCTTTTCTGTAGGATTTAGAGTAAAAGACGGAAAATATAATCGTGAAGACGATTCTATGATGATTACTGATGTAGAACTACTAGAAATTTCTGTAGTTTCTGTTCCTTGTAATCAGGATTCTCTTTTCTCTATTAGAAAATCTTTTGATTCAGATGAAGAATTTAGCGAGTTCAAAAAGTCTTTAAAAGAGGCTGATAACGAAGAAATCAAAAAGATGCGTAAAATAAAAGCAGGAATCACCGACATGAGCGATGGTCACTATCATACTGTTGAAATGGATGATAGTGGTAATGGGGTAACAACCTACGCATCTCATATGCAAAACCACGCTCATAAAATTGTTGCTGGTGTTATATTAGAGGCCGAAGGGCATTCTCATGACATCACAATGGCAGGTGTTCCAATTCATAGCACGGAGGAGGGCGAGGTTATTAACGAACGTCCGATGTCTCCAACCGAGGAGGAAGCAATGAGTAACTCAAAAGAAGAAGAAGTTACTGAAATCAAAGCTGAAGAGGCTGAGATCGAAGTAACGGATACTGATGTTGAAGTTAAATCAGAAGAAGTTTCTGAGGAAGTTGTTGAAGAAACAGCTGAAATTGAGAAAGCTACTGAAGATAAAGCTGATACTGAAGAAGTTGAGGTCAAAGCAGAAACTGAGGAAGTAGTCACTGGTATGGAAAAGGATGATGAAGAGGAGTTTGAAATTAAAGACCCTATGGCATCTATCCCGTTCACAAACTTGCTTTCCGAAGATGCAAGCAAACTTCAACATGGTGATCTTGTAAACTATCAAGAAAAAATGTTTAAAGTCACTAACGTCGCTACAGAGCAAAACCCAATCTTTAAATTTTTAGAGGTTGACGCTAATGGCGAAGACTGTGATAATGTTGTTAATGTGAAAACAGAAGAACATTCACAAGTCGAAAAATCTACAAGTGAAGACGCGGTTATAAGCGAGAGCCCTACTAAAGAGCTTCACGAAAATTCTGATAAGGAGAAAGACGAAATGGCTGATCAAGTCGTAGATACAATCGATCTTACTAAAGCTGTACCAGCTGAAGAGATCAAAAAAGAAGCACCACGTGCTACAGTGTCTGAGCCTGCAGTTGCCGATCTGGTCCAAGAGGCCGACACCGCGTGAATCAGAGCAAGTTGCAGAACTTAAAGCTCAGATGAACAAATACCAAGAAGAGATTGCTGCACTGCAGCGCTCAAAAATGCACTTCCAGGAGCAGGGCCGCAATGCAGCTCAGTATTCTGAAAAAGATATGGCTAACGCCGTTCTTGTTGCGAAATTGCTTAACAAGCGTGACATCTTTGACACCAAAGTCGGTGCCAAGATGAAAGCTGTTACATCTGTTGATCAGTTCTTGAGCAACTTCTCACAAAACATTTACACCGAAATGGAACAGCAGCTAGTTGTTGCTCCAATGTTCAATCGTATGGCTGTTGACGCGAAAACATTCCGCGTACCAGTAGCTGACGAAGATACAGACGGTGATGTAGCACAATTTGCTTCTGGCACATTTGCTACAGGTATTGCTGACGCAACTCGCGTACCAACCAGCAACCAGAACACCATTGCTTCAGTGGACTTTACTCCACATAAGTTCATGGCTACCACACACCTCGCAAAAGACGAAGAAGAAGATACAGTTCTTCCTTTGCTCGACTTCTTGCGTGCAGCTGCTACACGTCGTTTAGCCCGTGCTATCGATAAAGCAATTCTGCGTGGAACTGGTGCGTTGTCTGGATTTACAGCAGCACCAACAAATGCAATTACAGCCGGTACTGGTTATGCGTCTGTCATCGAAGGTATTACTAACCTGACTGACGACGTAGGCGCAGGCCTGACTGTGGACACAGGTTCTGCAAACGATAAAGCTGATCCGTCAGATATCGCTGCAGCCCGCACTAAGCTTGGCAAATATGGCCTTCAGCTTGGTAACGACCTTGTGTACTTGACATCAATCGAAGGTTACAACAACCTTGTTACAACTTCTGACTTCCAGACAGTTGACAAGTTTGGTCCAAACGCTACCTACCTCACAGGTTCAGTTGGCGCCGTTTACGGTATCCCAATTGCAATCACTGAGTTCTTAGATAACGTTGGTGGAACCGGTCGTGACCTCGGAGTTCTCTGCTATAAGCCTGGCTTTATGATTGCAGAACGTCGCGGTATCGAGATTGAGAGCGAGTACGAACCACGTCAGCAGGTCACTGCAATGTACATGAGCACTCGTATTGACTTTAAAGCTCTTACGACTAACTCAAGTGCAGCTCTTGACGCTACTAAGTACAGCTACGCTGTTACAATTGAAGCTGGCTAAGTTTAGCTTAGACATCTTTGAACTACACAGGGGGAGGCGGTCAACGCCTCCTCTTTCATTTTAAGGAGAAATAAATGGTAAATATACCAAGTGATATTACAACACCAGAAGAAGTAAGACACTGGCTTCGTGTAAACGGTCATAGTGCTGAAAAAGCAGATGCTTTGGCAGCTGAATGGAGTGCTTCTACTATTTCTACACCTGCAACTCCTGTGTCGATGCCTGCACCCAGTCCAGTCGTTGATGAAGAGGATGACTGGGATGATGAAGATGAAGATTGGGATGACGACGAAATCGACGAAGAAGAATAGGTAGAGACTCATGGTAGATCGTTTAGAAGAAAATCTAGGAAAATATGCTTTTGTAACATTAGCACAAGTTAAAGATTATCTAAGTATTTCGTCTAATAGTCAAGACGCTAGACTTGCTAATATAATCAATTATGCCACAGGCGTAGTTGAGCATTATATTGGGCAAGAAATGTTGGCTAATGATTATGTTGAAGTATTTGATGGAGGAAAAACTTCTGTTATGGTATCAAGGCTACCTCTATCAAATGTCTACCAAGTTTCAGAGTTTAATGGTACAGAGGATGTAATTTTAGCTGACCCCACTACTATAGGTAGACCAGTAACCACACAAGAAACTAACGCAACAACACTATCTTTTAAAAATGACGCCCACATTAATACAAGAATTAAAAAATTTGGAAAATCTTCTCTAGAGCTTAATACTAGTGACTACCTCTTAGGTAGTACTGTATCTTCAGACTTAAAATTTGAAGAGGGTGATTTTACCATTGAGATGTTTATTCGTGTAGATGAGGCGACCTTACAAGATAACGTACTATTCTCAATTAACACAGATGCTTCAAATTATATGCAATTTAGATTAGCAAATCAAAAAGGTTTAGCATACGAAGCAAATGTTTCAGGAACAGCAACCATAATTGAAGGAGCCAATACTTCTATTGAGACTCAGCAGTTTGCTAAACGCCGTTTTGCGCATGTTGCAGTTTCTCGTGATTTAACAGAAGAAACATTATACTTACACTATAACGGTAATGTGATTGCTAATGCTTCTTTTAGCGAGGCAAATTTAACATTTACAAGTAATGTTGAGATAGGCACTACATTTAAAGGGTATATGGATGAGATTAGAGTATCAGATAAAGCTAGATATGGTGATACTGACTTTACTCCCCCAACAAAAAGATTCAGACCCGATGGAGAAACTATTTTCTTAGTCCACTTTGATGGCAAGAACGACGCTACTGAAGCTATAGATGTACACAACGCTACTAATGAATATAACTTTTCTCGTGATATGGGAGAAGTAACGCGTGATGTAGGTGCGGTTGGTGTAAGAGGTTCTTTCCCAACAGTTCGTAATAGTTATCCATCATTAACTCTTTCAGGTCCTCCTGGTTTCTCCCCCTTTCCTTCTGGTGTGAAGGTAGAATATCGTGCAGGTTATGAATCGTCTGACATACCACAAGATATACAATTGGCTACTCTTGATATGATAAAACTATTGTACAAACAAGATCAAGAAAAACGTGGATTTTCATTTGAAGGAGAGCGTGGAGAGTCTTATCCCTTAGCAGGTAACTTCCCACCACATATCAGGCGTATTCTAGATTTATATAGGATCATTGCGTGACGTTTCAGCTAAATACTAAAATATTATTTGATGGTAAACCTCCTAAAGAGTTTACGAAAGCTGTTAAAGATTTACAAACTGGTAAATTTAGGAGTAATCCTAAAGAAAGAGCTAAAATTCTAGGGCTTTCAACCTTATCTGACTTTTTCTCTGGAAAAGGAGTGAGAAGTGGTTACGGTATTGAAGGCTTATTAAGTGGATTTTTAGGAGAACCTTCTAAAGCAGAAGCTAAGGGAAAAGGTTACGTAGCTGCTTCTTCTACTCCCGATATTGAGGTTAAAGAAAACGATCTTCGTAAATTATACCCTAAAGCCTTAGTAGATCAGCTAGTCGCTGAACAACAAGCAGTTAGTCAAGAAACAGGATTAAACTTAGGAGACGATCTCTTAACTCTTGAATTAAAACAGACAGTTGCGCAGGGTAAAACCAAAGAGTCAATTACTCAGCAAACTCCTGGCAAAGCAGTTCTTGATAGCTTAACTGATAGAACAGCAAAAGTTTTATCTACAAAAGGTGTTGCTTCAAAATTGCTGATGAATTGGTTTTTAACTGAAGCAGATCCTGCTTATAGAAAACTTGTAATAACCGCTATTAAACAAAAAATTGTTAATCTTAAAACAATCACATATGTTGATGAGAGAGGTGGGTTTTTAAAAAAACCATCTATTGCTGTAACTCCTGGTGCGGGTAGGATATTAAATTTAGATAGTCCAGCCAGTTTTCGTAAATATGTGAGCGTAGAACTATTCGGATCTAGATCTAAGGGTTTTGGTTCTATTCAGTATAATCTTAACTCTGCTGCTTACGCAGCAATAAAGAAACATGCAATAGACGTAACAACTCCTGTTTTAGCTAAATTAGGTTCTAACTTTGGAGAAAGACTTTTTCAATATTATATTCGTGGTGGTGGTTCAAATCTAGTAAATAAAAGATCTGGAATCGAGCTTGTTCAAACATATGCAGAACTGATTGCTCTTGCAGCCCAATTTGATCCAGCTATGGGTGGAGAATCTTTTAAAGTTCAGACTGAGACAGATGTGACTACTAAGATGGGAGCTATTGCCTCAAGAGCTAAACCTAACTTAACAGGGGCTAGAAAAAGAAAACTTGTACCAAGAGATCTTCAAGCTGCAGTAAGTAAGGAACAAATAGAAGCATTAGCTCGTAGAATGTTTAGAAGTAAAATGCCTAAAGGAACTCCTGGCGGTCCTCCAAAACCTAATCCAGCTATCCTTACAGAACGCACGGGAAGATTTGCAGAGTCGTTTCAGATCCTAAGAATCAACGAAAAAAATTCTTTTCTTGAATATACTTATGATCCGATTTATAATGTTTTTGAGAGTGAGCGTAGAGCACCAAGTGCCTTAATTGAGAAGCAAGGATTACGTCCAGCAGTTCAACAATTAATTGGAAAATATTACAGGTTTATTAGAAAATAATGGCATCAAGACGCACAGAGATAACAGATTTTTTAGTTACACAGCTTAAAGAGATTGATGGCGCAGTCTCTGGGTTTAATAGTGGGTATACATATACACAAAACTTGTTCAATAATGTGTACCGAAGAGTAAAGTTTTTAGATGAAGTCAACGACTTTCCAGCGCTTTACGTAAGTGCTGGGACCGAAATTAGAGATTTTGAATCTAAAAGTTTGACGGTAGCAACATTAGACGTTACCATAAGAGCATACG